ATTGACTCTATATGTAAAATTCAAAGGTTGACCTTCAACTAAGTCCACATTCGAAAACAAATATTCATCGTTAACTGGGCTAATTGTAACTGAGTCTAAATTTACAAATGTGTACAACGTACCATCTATAATAGTAGAAAATGGTGAAAATTTTGGTAAAGTTAATGTAGTAGGATTCCCCGCAGGATTTGCGATAACAAAACTAACTTGCGCTTTTGCACTTCTATAAGACAACGGGGTATATCCTAGATGTTTTGATATCGATACTGCAGATTCTCTTTTTACCGCAGAATCTAAAAACATTTCATTTGCAACCATATTTGCCAAATATGCGTTATAATGAGTGTTGTAGGATAACAGATCTAATAAAATAGATAAGCTGGATGCTTCAAAATCATAATCCTTAAAAATTAGATTTTTATCTTTATCTCTATAGTTAACTAAAAACTGTTTTAGATTGATTTTAATTTCGTCAAAATCTAATTCAGAAATTCTATAATTTGCCATTTATCTTACTCGACTTAAAAAGGTTGTTATCGTTAAAGGCGTATCTGTATTCTTTAGCGCAAACACTATATTAATTGCCAAATCATTTGACTCGACCGTTTCTTGTACATTTACATTAATTATTCTAACCCGAGTCTCAAATTTTTCTATAGTTTCTCGAATTGTTCTTTCTAATGCGATACGCACAGCAGGAGAAAAATTTTCAAATAATAAAGAATAAACTTGTGTACCTATTTCAGGGTGAAACGGTCGTTCAAAGTTTTTAGTTTGTATTAAATGTTTTAATGCAGTCTTTACTGCCTCTTCGTCGGTCTTTAGGTAGATATCTTTAGTAAAGGGGTTTGCCTTGAAAGACAAATCAAGATCAACGAAAGTTTTTGTATTTTTACTAGTAGCCATTATTGATATTTATTATGTCTCTGCTGGGGGTCTAGGTAAACGATTTATAGTTTCTGGTGCGCAACGCATATAGGTTTCCGGTTTTCCATTTTTACCTATTATAGGTTCGTCATTAGAATCAAGTTTTGGATACGCTCCATCCATTACGCATGCGATCGTTCCGGACCTTGGACGAATTACAGTATTGTCTTTAGTTTGTAATGCAACATGAATCCAAAATTTTGTAATATCTCTAGAATAGATTGTATCTGTTTTAAATTCTAACAATAGTTGTTTAAAGGGAATATTTTGCGTCATCCATTCTGCAATTTTAACATGCTTCATTCTATCTACATTTCTCTGAGATTTACTCATAGATTCAAAGGGAACTGTTCCAAAATGTATATCTGCTGCACATCCTATATCGTGATCGCTAGCAGATGTAGATGTGCCCGCTTTTCTTAGGCCGCTGCTTATTTGAAATATACCAAATTTTTGTAGGAGAGGTTCTAACACATTCTCAGCTAAAATGCGCATATTAATAACTATTTCTTTGGAGGTTAAATTACGCTGCGCAACCAATGGTCTTAACCCCAAATCACCGATAGATAAGCTCGCAATAGTAAAATTTTTGGATAATCTAAATGTGCCCGGAAAATATGTTGCTGACCGAATATCTGAAAAATCTAAAGATTTTAATTTGGAATCATTTGTATCCGTAACCGGATAGGTGTCCTTTGCCGACACATCTGTAGCAACTCTAATATATTTAGATTCGCTGGCTGTTGGGGTATATTCTTCTGCATCATCTAAGCATTCCGCGTCACTTAATGCCCTAGTCATTGCAGCAGGTTCTGTTTTAGTAATTACCTTTACATTTGGTAAATCGGATGCTTTAAAATTTGTATTTGCTACAGATGCGGCGCCCATTTTATTTTTTATAAGTGGTGCATCAAGCGATAATATTGCACCCGCTCGCATACTTGCATTTATCTTTCCATCTATCGCAATATCATTAGATGCACTAAGAGCTAAATTGTTTTTAGATTGGATATTAATACTGTCCCCTATAATATTTAATGCTCCTCCTGCTACAATATTTAAAGTATCTTTTGTAGTAATTTCAGCCTTGTTCGCATTAATTGCTACTACGCCCGCACATTCTGCAGTCATATTTCCGTGACTAATAATTGAAGTATCTCCGTCAACTTGTATTGACGCATCATCTTTTACATAAATGCTAGTTTTACCCTCAATAGTTAATTTCTTTGCACCCCTTACAAATACATAATCATTTTTATCAATTAGTTCGTAATTATCTCCTATTACTTTTCTAACAGACGAACCATTAATATCAATTTCAATATAAGATCCTGAAGTGTGAAATAGATGTATTCTTTCAGCATTCGGCGTACTATCTAATTCTAATATATGCCCAGCTTCAGTTTCAATTACTTGATTATAAGGATATGCTGCACTATATGCGGAATTAGGTTCACTCCACTTTTCATTAGAATTTGCTATTTGAACATTTTTTATTTGTTTATTTTCTTTAATTGTAAAGTATCTATGAGAAGTGTCTCCTATTGCCAATTTGTTCACATCAGTATAACCTGCGTAATCTTTTTTAGGATATTTTTTTTCTGGATCCGAAAATGCTTTTTGATTCTGTATTTCTTTAGGGGTAGCACTATCAATAGTATTCTCAAAAGTATTTTTAGTTGTAGATCCTGATAATATATCGCCACCTAAACTAGTATTACCTACAATAAAAAATTCTTCAGCTTTTCTTCCGTAATTATCTTTTCTTTGTAGATTGTCTGCATACTCCGCACCTATTACATGAGCAGATGCTAAAAATCCCGCAACTAAAAATCTATCTTCAACCTCAGTAATTTTATCTGTACTAATCATTCTTTCATAATTTAATTTTATTGTATTATCCATCGCAGTTTCCTGCGTCGTTTTATTGGATAAAAAATTATCTTTAGATTTTATATTTTCTTTGCCGGTCCAATATGCAGTATTATTTGCAGCATTTGGATCAAAATATTCTGCAATAGGGATGCGAATGTATCCCAAGTCCTGCAATTGTAATAAATTAAATTGGTATTTGCCCAGCTCGCCAAATTCTCCTACTTTGTCGTAATTGGAATTAGATAATTTATTGCCTAATGCGTCTTTCAATTTGCTCAAATCTGATGCGACCAGCGGTTTTAGTGATTCATCAATACCAACAACGGATTCATTAGACGCAGCGATTGCATTGTTATTCGTATCATATAGCGCATTGCCCTGTGTATCTTTCACTGTTTTGGTTTGTATTTGTTTACTTTTATTATAGGTTTCAGTTTTAGCAGTTGTTCCAGGTTTCCCCGCGATTGTTCCCATAATAATGGGTTGCTGAGCTTCTTCAGCATCTAAAAACCAACCTACTACCCAAGAACCAGTAACTATCCCAACAGGGGAAGACCCGACTCCTGATGTAGCTGCGGATGTAATGGGTTGCATAGGAATAGCCCACGGCAATTCCGAGGTAGGCAACAGTGTAATATCGTCGGTATGATACCCAAAGATTCTTACCTTACATCTACCTAATTTTTCAGGATCATATCTATCTTCAACGACCCCCGTCCACCAATGCATAGTTTTCATTGTTTAATTGCCCTGTAAGGTAAGGAGTCCTTAGATACTTCCATAATTATGTAATGGGACTTTAAATTTATTTTATGGCATAAGCTGGTTATTAAATAATTGCCAGAATATATACCATCATCTTTATAATCCATAGGTTTCGCAATATCTCCGGGTATACCTTTAGGTAAATTTATGTTGATTGTTCTGCCTACTTCTATATCTGTTCTACCGGGTATAGTTATTTCCATATTAAAATTTCTTAATTCTAGTATATTAGATCTTCTATTACCAAAAATATCCTTTAGTTTAACATCGAAGTTTTCTAAATTACCAGTATGTAATGCTGGGTAACTATAGTTAACATCTAAAAAGGTAGAAGGATTTCTTGGAGATGTTTTTTCAAAAAATGGATTTGGCATTTCTGTTTGAAGGTGCGGATAATTATTAAAATTGTCCCCGTGATCATAATCCACATGATTATATTCTTTGTTATATAAGTTAATATCCACCAATCTGCTACTAGTATAGCCTGTAGTTAAATTCCGCATTTGATCAAATGTGCTATTTACGCTTATAGATCTAATTGTAAACATGAATTTATTTTTTTCTATATCTTCTTGTGTTGGACTTTTTATTTTAGCAGAAGAATAATCATAAGTGCCTATAGATAGAGAATCTGCTTTTTGTATTAATTCGCCAATATTACCAAAATAGAATCCTTTAGTTGTTTCCCAAAATAGAAAATTTGCAGCTTTGTTATTACTAGGTACAGATTTACTAGCTACCCAATTAATACATTTAATTGGAGACCACCCTGGACTAACGAAGTTAATAATATTTGCAGGATTGCCGAAGATTGCTATACTACTTTTAATTTCTTCTGCGGCAGTAGTATTCACACCAATTGATATATTTCTAGTAGATGATAGATACTCGTTAAATATTAATTTAACAATATCATTTGGAGAACCGTTAAATGCTCGATATATAGGATTTATAATATCCTGAAAAGACTCTACGGATGTAAAACTTAATTTGTATATTAAAATACTACCATCTTTAGCATATTCTTTATCATTTAACGCATATATCTTAAACATTTTAGATATGCTTTTTTCCTTAGACAATGTAGTAGTTCTAAAAGATACCGATAAGTATTCTTCTCCAATGATACCTAATTCTTGTATTAAGTTTCTGCTATCTGCTAAAAGTATTTCTCCGGATATACTATTTTCAAAGATACTCTCATATAAATTAATTTCTACTAAGTAATCAGTTAAACTAACATATGTGCCCTTATTAAAAGAAACGAGTACTAGGTTGTCTATCTGTACTTGCCCTGGAGCTTGTAAAATTTCGTTAAGCATTATTTAGAAATAAGTTGTTTAAAGTTAATAACAATATCCTGGACTATCTCAGGTTTTATAATTTTTATAGATCTTATTTTTTCATTCTTTTGTGATTCGACTTCATAGTTACTTTCGTAATTTGCAATAGTCAACGACTCTTGATATATTACCGGCGTATTAATATTATCGGATATACCTTCATATACTATTCTAACAGGATCTTTATGAGTTGATTCTTCTGATAATATAAAGAATGTTTCTACTTGATATCCCTTTGCGTTTTTTGCTCTATTCAAAGTAAATATATTATTTTCCCCGCCATATTTACTCTCAACTTGTTTAATTAAATTTTCTTCAGATATCGGCCATCCAAATCTAGGATCAATAATATTATTGACCATTAATATTAACCAATGTAACGACGTGGTTCCATAAAATCTAAAAGATACTTCCTCCGGGGTTTCTCCGTGTTTAACATCATATTCTTCATAGTATGCAGCATTTTCTTGATATTCTTTTTGTATGATTACTCTTTTAAGTACATCGACGACAACTTGTTGAGTTGCGTTATCATCTAAGGAATAAGCAATTTTAGGAAAGTCTGAAAAGAAATCAATAGCCATTTCTTACCCTTTGTGCTGATAATTGTTCCAATTCTGTAAAGGTTAAACTTACAGATATCTCCGCAGGAGCGCCATCTTGAAATGTTACAAATTGCTCTCCCCCATAATCTATGGCTAAATCAGTCAATGCGCATTTTGTAAATTTATGTAAATAATTATTTTCTTTATCTTTGAAATAATATTGTATATCAAATTCCGAAGGATAT